CTCGTTTGAGGCTAGCACCTTAAGTTGAACAACGTTCAGCATTCCAACGTGAGATTCCGGAATCAACCGGACTCGCAAGTTAGTAGCTAAGTTATGAAAACATCAACAATGATAGTAATCGACCCACGTCGGGTATACATATCTGGAAGTTTCGAAGACGGCAGCAATGTCGCCTTTGTTCACTTACAGATAACCCGCGTGTTGGAACCCTGGAATGAAGATTCCAGAATTACGAAACATCTCCACTTACCAGTGGTGGTGTTTCATGACCGTGAACGCTTGCTGCGTATCATCAGAGCAACACACCCGGAGCTCAAACGAGTTCCGTACCGTATGTATTGGGTTGGTACCCTAACATCCGGTCAGATCGAGTATCTCGGCCTCATTAGAGGCGGAGTTATCAAGTCTGATGTGTTGTTCTTCGACCAAGAACGAGACGTACGCCACGGTCAAGCGACCGTGGAGGACATCTTGGGTCTCAATGTCGGCGATGCAACGGCCGACAATGGGAGACGTTCAGTGGAAGAACTAAATTCTATCGTTGACGAAGCTAACAAGCTCGCCACGAAGGGTCAGTTCTCCATTGATAACACAGAGCATGGTTGCACTGTGCGATACGTCTACGGCACAAAGCCCGAAAGGGCCGCTGAAAAGCGCTCGTTTGCATTCCATGATCCGATTACAAAATCGGAACACATGGAAAACGAGATGTACCGCATCCTTGGCGAGTAAGATGATAGAAGAGAGGGGCCCCTGATGGGGTCCGCCTGCCTTCGCAAGCAGGTCTCACGTATACCATGTATGGCACTTAATCCACGAACTCACTTAGTCCGTCCGTACTCGACTGAGACGGTGTCCTTCGTTCCTGTTAAAGGAACGGTTCAGGATATACCGCCTCCGATCGAGGAATCCGGACCTGCTTTGCAAACATTCATCGTTGAGCCTTTTGATAGGCTTTACGAAGTTTATACGCCAAACAGCGAAGGACCAATGACCGTATGGAAACCATTTCAGCATTACAAACGTACTGCTGAGATGTCTACATCGCCATTGCTTGTCCCGCAATGGACAGGGAGTTATAACGGAAGTTATGACCCTCCTGACCATACCGGATACTTCTGGGGTCACCTTGGTTACCACCAGGATAAGTTAGTTGGGTTCCGTGGATTCGGCGGTGCAGATAACCCTACACAGGGCCTGCTACCGTTATTCGTACCAGAAGCGAATGGGGGGAATTTTATCCCGCCTCCGGTTGATCTGGATTCATTGCTTCAGCAAGGCCTTAAGGCCATGCTTCCGGCGATGAAGGAAGGTTTAAGCTTGATTAATTCTCTGATTGAAACCAGAGACTTCAAGTCCCTTCCCCGAACGCTCCTGTCAGCCAAATCTCTAGTTACGTCTCTGCGTGCTATCAGTACAAAAAGTAGTACTGGTAGAGCGTGGGACTATATAGCTAGGAAAGCAACTGCAAAGGAGATCCGCTTAGTGCTGGCCGATTCGTACCTTCAATGGTCGTTTAATATCGCGCCACTTTGGTCAGATGTGAAGGGTATTTACCGTTCACTCACGCGACTCGAGAAAGATGTAAATCGTCTCATAACCGCGTCTGCAAAGTCTCAGCAACGGCACTTCACAGTGCCGCTTAGCGAGCTGTCGGATTCGACCGATACTGTTGGGCCCTATATCGTTGGTTCCATTGAAGGAATCTACGCTCAAGGCACTTCGTATCGGTATACCCGCAGTGAGACTTCTAAGTTCCATGCAATGATTGAGTATAATTATAATTATACTCAATTCCAACTGCAGCATGCTGCATTATTGTCGCTACTAGATAGCTTTTCGATCAACCTTGGGTTGTCGAAAGTTATTTGGAACGCGACTAGATGGACCTTCGTAATTGATTGGGTGTTCGGCGTAAGCCGATATCTCGATCAGTTTTCGATGGCGAACATGGCACCAGTGATCAACATACGTAGGGCTCTCTGGAGCATATCACGGAAACGAGCGATCGCCTGCACATACGACTTGTATGGTGCAGACCGCTCTTATCCGCATGCCCAGGGATTCCCAGCGTCAACTGTACAGGAAACGGCATACCGCCGTGAACTGTGGCAGCTAACGAGGAGCTCGATTCAGTCGAGCGGGGTGAACTTAAAAGAGTTCACCCTAGGCGCCGCTCTGGTAATTACCAGACGAAGGCGCCACAAACGTAGTTAACAAACAAAACAAATCAAATGGCATTAAGCAATACGCTCAACACCAATGAAGTGAAGAATAGCGCGGGTACGGAACAAGAGTTCCAGCACCGCGCTCAGAACGACCGTCGCCACGAATGGGCTCTCATCACTGAGACGCCCGCTCTACCTCATCGTCTCCTGATTTCGCATCAGGATATAGGCGCTGGGTTAAAGGCTCGGAGACGATCCGTAGTTCGAATTGACAAAACTGTCATGTCGACTGTGGATACGACCTTGCCTGTGGTGGTTTCATCTTATCTCGTGCTCGACGCCCCTGTTGGGGCGCTGCTCGCGATGACTGAACCAACCCATGTGCTCGCCAACGTATTGTCGTTTTGCGCCTCTCTAGGCGCTTCGACGACAATCCTGTATGACGGCACTGGAAACGGAGCTGCCGCGCTGCTGGCTGGGACTCTCTAATCCCAGCGGCTGAGCGGTTCTTTTCCCTCTAAAAGGGAATTGTTAGTACATGGCTAAGTTATCTCCCGAGTGGGATTAACTACTTAGTGTGACCGTGGTACGCCGCCTTCTTGAGGCGGTGACCATTGTGTTACTAGATCAAAACATGACGTCGACTGAGAGAGGATATGTGCCTTCAGCGTATTTCGTTACCCGTCTTCCAGAAATGGAGTACGGACCGAATACTTGATTGGCACCCTCATTCACGGCGATGGCTGGGTTATATGGCCTAGTTCCGAGTGGGAGTTCCTCACCAATCGCGTAGATCATGTCAAACCTAACGGAATGACGTGGTCCTGCGGTTGGAAGGACTTCAAATCGGATTGGAGGAGGTGTTTTCATAATACCTTTTCTTAGACTGCTAACTGCATAAGACAGTTGGATCGAGTAGTATTGCAATGCCTCTTGCATGCCGCACCATTAAAATGGACGACAGTAATTGGCAAGATGAACATAAGCTCATCGCAGCACTTCTACTCGACATTCACATGTCGCACGCTGAAGTGTTCAACACTCGTAGTTATCGCCTTACCTTGCAAAAGGTTCAACGACGACTACGATTAGAAGGAATTGGTTTTCTCACGAAAACCCTTCCACGTCTCGGCAAGGCCCTTGATAGGGCCCTTTCAACGAATATACCGTTCTCAGCTACTAGTTTGGGATTTAAACCCCAAGCCGGTAGTGAACTTCCGCTCTTTTGCGGTGAGTTCTTTGAACGTATATTCAACCTAGACGGCACGGTCCTTCTAGATCCGTGCGCAGACAGCGTCCGTGTTATCAGGCAAGTAACGTACTGGTTTTATAAGTACGAATTACCCTACACAGATGAACAAGAACAACAAGTCATCAATTCCTTCCAAAAGACGGAATTGGACATATTGGCTCGGTCGGAGTGTCTACGTGCTTTGCACCGCGATACCGACTGTAGCGATCAAACTTGGGGAAGCCGCGTTAAAGCGGCTCCTACCCAAGTAAGCATCGCACGCGAAGCTCGTCGTTTGCTAGAAATGGCATTCAACGACTTCGACATTACGGACATCGTCCCTTCTCACGGTCCCGGAGCAGTTGCCACTAGGCAAAAACTCTGGGAAAAGTTTGAATGGAAGAACGTCTGTAGTCGTATAACTACCATGTACCCTTTAGATGCTTATTTCTTTGCATCTCTAGGGCATGTGTGTGACCGGCTCGATCTCATTGAAAAGATCGGTACGGAAGACCTTCCTGCACGGGTAGTACTCGTGCCGAAGGACTCACGCGGACCTCGCCTCATCTCCTGTGAACCCGTTGATTTTCAATGGATTCAGCAAGGGATAATGAGAAGGTTAGTCAGTCATTTAGAACACAACCCCATAACGAGGTTTAATGTGTTCTTCACAGATCAATGGCCAAACAAAAGAGGTGCCTTATTAGGTTCCTCTACTGGCCGCTACTCGACCCTTGACCTCAAAGAGGCCAGCGATAGAGTATCACTTGATCTGGTTCGCCTACTGTTTCCAAGTCGCATATGCGAATACTTAGAAGCCTGTAGGTCCTCATCTACGGTGCTGCCGAACGGTCAGAAGATTCCGCTCCATAAGTTCGCGCCAATGGGGTCAGCTTTATGCTTTCCCATAATGGCGTTGACGGTTTGGGCGGTTCTAACTGCGGCAGCACCCGACGCGGATACTCGAGAGAGTATCTTAGTGTACGGAGACGACGTGATTGTCCCCACGGCTTACGCCGCGAATGCAATCGAACAGCTCGAATCATATGGTCTAAAAGTAAACCATGATAAGAGTTGCACCAAAGGATACTTCAGAGAATCCTGTGGCACAGATGCCTTTCAAGGCTCTGATGTCACACCGATGCGTTTACGCACGGTTTGGTCGTCCGTCCCGTCCCCGGAAGTCTTCGCATCTTGGATCGCGTATGCGAACGAGATGTATCGAAGAAAGTACTTCAACTGCTACGATTTAGTCGTAGGAATGTTGTTCCATACCTATGGGACAATTCCGAGCAAGGATATGCATCTTGCATGTCCCAGCTTAGAAGAAGTACCAGAATACATGGTGCCTAAAATCCGACGCCAAAATGTCAAGCTTCAAAAACTTGAACATAAGGTGTGGGACCTAAAGGCCCCATCAGTTATCCACGATATGGACGGCTGGTCTATGTTACTGAGATTTTTCGCTAATTGCGAGAATTCAAA